AATAAAAAATGCAGATAGATTTGGAGCTAATGTAATGGCAGATAGAAGTAAAGGAGCTCTACCAACAAAATTTGAAGAAAAAAATCCTTTAACTAAAGCATTTACTCAATTTCAATTAGAAGTTAATAATCAATATAGGTACATGATTAAAGATATACCTAGAGATTTAGCAAAAAAAGGATTAGGATCTATAGCACTAGCATATTTTAAAATGTTTATAACAGCATGGTTATATAATAAAGAAAGTGAAGAACTAACAGGAAGAAAACAAGCATTTAGCCCGATAGATTTAATAAAATCTTCTTATGATACTATAAAGAATGAAGAGTTAAATACATACAACAAAATTACTAATATAGCAACAGAATTTGGAGAACAAGCACCTTTCATAGGAGGGCTTTTTGGAGGAGGAAGAGTTCCTGTAAATGGAGCACTTCCAAATGTAGCCAATGTAACTAAGGCAGGAATTGGATTAGCAACAGGAGAAATGGATTCTAAAAAGGCACTTAACACTTTAGGAAAAGAGATGACAAAACCAGTTTATTATCTATTGCCACCATTTGGTGGAGGACAAATAAAGAAAACCGTTGAAGGATTAAAAACAGTAAAAGATGGTGGAAGCTATGGTATAGATGATAAAGGAAATAAGACATTACAATTTCCTGTAGAAAATAAGTCCGCAAAAGATTATATAAAAGCAGGAGTGTTTGGAAAATACTCGCTACCTAAAGCTAAAGATTATGTTGCTAACGAATTTAAAAGCTTCAATGCTAAACAAACAGAGGTATATGATAATTCAAATATAGATTATGATGAAATAAAAGAATATTTTGATTATTCTTTAGAAAAAGGTGTTAAGAAAAAAGATAAAATAAATCATATAAATACAATGAAGTTATCAACAGATGATAAATGGAATTTATACAAATATAATATTATAAGCGATAAAGAAAGAGATGATAAAACTAGTCAATTGACAGATGCTGAATATGCAATAAAAAACAAATTAACAAATAAAGATGAGTATATGAAATTGTATGAAAAAGCAGAAAAAAGCGAATTAGAATTTCCTGATACAAATGCTTTAAAAGAATTAAAAGAAAATAAATTGCCTTTAAAAACTTATATAGACTATAAAATAAAACACAAAGAAGCTTCCGCCAAAAAGAAAGAAGAATACAAAAAGAAATTACCAGAAAGCGAAGAAAACAAAGGTTTAAAGCTTAGCGATGAAGTAAATCTTATAAAAGATTATTCAGCTGAAGAAAAAAGAATAATATATTCTAATTATATAAACAAAGATGATGAAACATATAATACATTATCAAAATTAGAAGGTGGAAAAACAAATATAGATGAATATTTAACTTATAGACTACAAGATATAAAATCAGATGAAGATACTAAATCTAATGTTGTAGGAAAAAAAGTTTCAAAAGGAAGTGGAACATCTAAAAGTAAAACTTTAAATTACATATACAGTTCTAAAATGACAGATATAGAAAAAGCATATATTATAGAAACTAAGTATCCAAATGAATTAAGTAGAAAAACAAGAAAACAACTATTAGATTTAGTTTCAAAATCAATAACAGATAAGGAAGAACTTGAAGAGGTACTAAAGAAATTTAAAGATTTAGAAAAACACAAAGATGATGGAAAGTGGTACTGGAAGAAATAATATCTAGTTTATTGACAAAAAAATACATATCATATATTATGAATAAAATATATTTTAGGGGAATTTTATATGAAAAAACGTAAAAATATTGCAATTATTATTGTGCTAATGATATTATTACCAACTATAGTATTTGCACATAGAGGAAGAACCGATTCAAATGGCGGTCATACAGATAGTTCTACAGGGGAATATCATTATCATCACGGATATGGACCACATCAACATCCAGGAGGTGTTTGTCCCTATGACTATGATGATGAAACAACTTATTCTAGCGGAGGTTCTTCAACAACAACTCAAACCAGTTTACCTGCTCTAACCATAACAAATGAAACTAATACAAATACAATAACAAATATTCAAGATGCAGATAACAGTAATTCTACTGATACTTCTGACATACCAAGTATGACTAGTAAACTTTATAAAAAAAGAAATATCGAGAGTAAATCAAATTTGTCTAATTCTTCAAATAGTAATGCTGGTTCTTCAGATAATTCTATACCTGCTTTTATAGGAGGAGTATTTATTATAGGAATTATTATATTTATTTTTAGAAAAAAAGACAAATAGGGAGGTGTTGAGAATATGAAAAAAGGATATTTTTGGTTTGATTTATATACTACTATATTTATGCCACTTGGATTGATACTCTCGCTCTTGGCATTTTTTGGAACATATAGCCAATACTATTATAACAATATGTCTACTAATTCTTTAGTAGTAATTTCTAGTATTTTTGATATAGTTTATCTGATTTTTTCAATAAAAACTTTAATAGATGTAAATAACAAAAATATTGATTCAATTAAAGAAATATGTGCACTTTTAACATATAATTGGTTTTTTAAAACATTTTTCATTACTGTTAATACATATATTAATAATTATAGTCAAAATATATTAATGGAATGTTTATTATCTTTTGCAATGTTAGGAATATATTACATTCCTAATATTATATATTTTTATAAAAGGAAAAACTTATTTGAAAATTATAAAGAGGAAGATTTAATTACTGAATCAGAAGATGATGCCGATGAATTTATTAGAAAGTTAAGAGAAAAAAATGGAGATATCATAGAATGTAACATATGTGGTAAAAAAAATTCATATAATGAACATGGAACTTGTGAAGAATGTCATCAAAAAATACTAAAAAGATTAGAAGAAAAAAATAATACTATAACAATATCAAGTGAACCTATAAAGATAAATTTAGAAACTATAGAATGTAAAGTTTGTGGTAAAGAAATACCATCTAATGGTAAAGATATTTGTAATGAATGTGAATCAAAGCTAGCAGAAAAACTTAAGGAAAAAGAAAAGCGATTTTGCACTAAATGTGGAAAAGAAATAAAGCAAGAATGGGAGTTTTGTAATTATTGTGGAAATAAATTAAAATAAATATAATATATAAAAACACTTACTGATTTGTAAGTGTTTTTGTTTTGCAAAAAAGTACAATATAATATAGATTAAAAAAATTTTTAATTTTATTGAAAAGAAACAGGTTTTGTGTTATTATTTAAATCAAATTAAAATTCATAAGGAAAAAGATATGAATTATAAAGAATGGATAAAAAAAAGAAATTTAAAAAAATTAAAAAGAAGAACTAAAAAGAAAAGAATAAAAAAATCTATAAGAAGAGGATATTCACTACATAGACATAAAAATACTGATAGGAAAATAATAACTAGTAACAGACAAAAAAAATTTGAAGCACCAACAAATTTTAGTTTTATAGAAAATCCAGAAAAGACAATAGAATTTTTTGATAGTATTTTAAAATATCTATCAATTAAGCGAAAGAAAAAGAAAGATATTTTTTTTGATATATCTAATATGCAGAATATGACTATAGATGCATTAATGTATCTTATTGCTATAATTAATAATATTAAAGAAAATTATAAATTAAAATATGAGTTTTCAGGTAATTTTCCGAAAAACGAACAAGTAATGAAACTTTTGAAAGAATCAGGATTTTTAAGATATGTGGAACCTAATAAATCTATTACAAATATTGAAACTAATGAAAATATTCAAATAAAACATGGATATAATAGTAATACAATAATAGTAAAAACTATAATAGACTTTTTATCGGAGAAATCTAGTTTGCGATTTAAAAAATTTAGTGAGCTATATGAAATATTTATAGAATTAATGTCTAATACATATCATCATGCATATAATAATAAAAGTATATTATCTAAAGTATGGTATTTGTTTGTAGAAAAAGATAATAATATAATAAAGATTTCATTTCTAGATGTTGGTGAAGGAATAACACTGACTATAAGAAAAAATTTCACAGAAAAAATAAATTTTTTAGGAATAAGGACAGACAGTATGTATTTAATGTCAGCTTTAAAAGGACAATTTCGTTCAAGAACAAATCAAAAATTTAGAAATAAAGGTTTGCCAACAGTTTATGAATATGCTAAAAAACAAGAGGTTGAAAAGTTAGAGATAATTTCGGGAAAAGGTATATACAAACGTGATGAGAATGGAAAAGATGTAATGAAAGATACTGAATCTTCGTTGCAAGGAACATTATATTATTGGGAAATTGATTTAAATAAATTAAAAGGAGAATAAAAAGGATGATAATAATAAAAATAGCTGAAGAATTTTCAAATACACCAGGGGGAAGATTTGAAAAAGAGGGACCACATTCAGGAGAAGCCTTTAGAAATAAGATATTAGAACCTAAGTATCTCGAGGCAAAAGAAAAAGGAGAAAGTATTTTAGTAGATTTAGATGATTGTTATGGTTATCCAATATCATTTTTAGAAGAGGCTTTTGGTGGCTTAGCGCGAAAATATCCAAAAGAAAATGTGCTAGAAAAAGTTGATATAAAATCAAATGACCAACCTTCATTAATAGATAAAATAAAACAATATATAAAAAATGCAAATAATTAAGATGATAGGGGAGAAATTTATATTAATGGAAAAAATAAAAAATATAGTAAAAATAGTGACGCCAATTATAATATTAATTGTAATTATATTATTAGCTATATATAATTTTTTTACTAATGATGATTTTTTACAAATGTCACTAGTTAATCTAATCACATTATCAATAGCTATTATTTTATCGTACTTATTTGTAGAAAAAAATAATAATATTAGAAAAAGAAAAGAAGTAATAGAAACTATAATAGAAAAAATTCAACTAAAATTGGAATCTAATATAATGATAAATATAAATGATGAAAGTGATATTAAAAAAGTAAGTATAAATAAAAGAAGCATTGATAATAACTTGAATCTATTAAAGAATAAGTCATATAATTTAGGAATTGAAAAAGATATTGAATATATAATGGAACAATTCGAAAATTATATTAGTATAATAGATAATCACATAGCTGATATACCATATATAAGAAGCTCTAAGACAGATTTAGAGAGATATTTAATGCTAATGTGTGATAAATTAGATAAAGTTAGAATGAACTTATATTAGTAAGTAAAAAATAAATAATGGAAACATCAGTAGAATACTGGTGTTTTTTTATTTGGAAAGGAGTCAAAAAGTGGAAAAAATAAAAAGACCAGAAAAAAACAAAACACAAGTACAATTGATGGATAATAAGAATTTACAAGAGTATATAGAAAATCAATTAAAAAACTTATATGACAAATTAGACGAAATAGTAGAATGCATAAATAAATATAATTTATAGAAAGGAGGATATATGGAACCAGAAGAATTTGATATTGAAACAACTAGGGGAGATACACTACCAATTGAATTTGAGCTTTTAACTCAAGATGGATTACCTTTAGAATCAGATGATTATGAAATCTATTTTACATTAAAGAAAAACTTTAAAACTAAGGAATATTTAATGCAAAAGAAAAAATCAACTGAAGAAATCACTGTAGAAAATGGAAGAGTTTTAATAGTTTTAGAACATAATGATACTGCAGAAATGAAATATGGAACATATGTCTATGATGTTCAATTTAAAAGTGGAGATTATGTAAAAACATTGCTAAAAGGAAAAATTAAATTACTAGATGAATCTACTTGGAAAGCAAATGAATAGGAGGAAAAATAATGGAAACAGTAAAAGCTGGAAAAATAAATATTCCTGTAATAAAAGGAGATACAGGACAGGCGGGTCGAATAGATAGTATATCAGTTGAAATGATAGGAAGCAATGAAAATTCTAGAGTTGATAATTTAGGAGACAAAAGTAATGCTAAATTAAAATTTTATATTCCTAAAGGAACTTCAATTGAAAATTTAGCAATAGATGAATTTGGAGATTTAATTGCAACTTTATCTGATGGACAAATAATTGATTGTGGAAATGCTAAGGGAAATAAGGGTGATAAAGGAAATCCAGGAAATGATGGTTTTTCTCCAATTATAACAGAAAAAATAAATACAGATGCTGAATACATATTGGAAGTAACTAATAAAGAAGGTAGTTTCGAAACACCTAATTTAAAACAAAATTTTCTAAGTGATTTAGCAAATTATTATTTAAAAAGTGAAACATATAGTAAATCAGAAGTTTTAGAATTAATAGGTAAAATAAAAACTATAAATATTCAAAAAGTTACACAACTTCCAGATGTAGGGGATGATAATATAATTTACTTGATTCCTAAACAAGGGAGTGATAATGATGTACACAACGAATTTATTTATATAGATAACAAATGGGAGTTAATTGGAAACACACAAATAGATTTAACAGAATATGCAAAAACAGAATATGTAGATAATGCTGTAGAAAACTATGGCATTTTTTATTGGGACGGAAAATCAAGTGATGACAACTCTAATAATATAGAACTTTGGCAAAAAATAATAAATAAAGCACAAGGGCAAACTGTTTTAGTTTATGCTTCTAATGAAGAAAAAATAACAAGCGTATATCCAACAACTGTATATACATTAGAAGATTATAGAGGAATTTTTATGTTAAACCCTAAAACAGTTCAATCTAAAATTAATAACTCTTTAAATCTATTAGGACAGACTTATTTAAAATCCAAAAATCCTTATACAAATTCAGGTCCTATCGAACACATGTTAATATATCCAGGCGTAATTATTGATTTTGAAGAAAATACTAATGAAGTTAGCAAAGTATATGAAATTAGTAATCAAACTCAAGGGTGGACAACTCTTCCCACAGAAAGCGAACAAGTAACAGCATATGAACCAACTTACGATTATCACCCAGCAACTAAAAAATATGTAGATGAATCACTTTCTAGAAATAATATATATTCTACACAAGAAGTAGTAGTTGGAATATGGCTGGGAAAACCATTGTACAGAAAAGTAATATCTTTTGGAGCTTTACCTAATGCTAGTTATAAAGAAATTAATCATAATATAAAAAATATTGAACGTATTGTTAATAGGAATTTAAGTACAAATGGACAGTCTATATCATCTCCAAACATGACAGTTACAACAAGTTTAATAGCCATAACAACAACTACAAATTTAAGTGGGTATAACGACTGTTATGTGACTTTAGAATATACAAAAACAACGGATTTACCAACAGCATTTGGAGAAGGTCCAGAAGTGCTAGAAGCAATTAATTAAGGAGGAAATATATGAGTGAAACAATAATAGTAGCTATATTAGGCTTTACAGGAACTTTAATAGGTTCGTTGTGTGGAGTATTAACAGCAAACAAGTTGACTAATTATAGAATTGAACAATTAGAAAAGAAAGTTGAAAAACACAACAATGTTATAGAACGTGTTTATAGATTAGAACAACAAAATGCAGTAGAAGAGGAAGAAATAAAAGTTGCAAATCATAGAATAGATGATTTAGAAAGGAAGGTAGAGTAATGAAAATAAGCAAAGGAACAATAATAAGAACCATAATGTTAATTATAGTAATAGTAAATATGATATTACAGCACTTTGGATTAGATTTAATAAAAGTTAATGAAAATGAAATAGCAAGTTTAGTAGAAATGGTAATTGAATTAGCAGTAATATTGGTAACATTCTGGAAAAATAATAGTTTTACAGACAATGCAATTAAAGCAGATGAATTTTTAAAGACCTTAAAGGAGGGTAAGTAGTTATGAACGAAGATGAAATAATAGATAAAATGGAATTAGAAGATGAAGATGCAAGAGGTGAAGATAATGAATAAAATAGAAAGATTTTTAACAATAAACAAATATAGTAGACCTGCAAAGAAATTAAATGGTGTAAAAAACATAGTGATACATTGGGTTGGTAACGCAGGAAGTTCTGCTATTGCAAATAGAAATTATTTTGAAAATTTAAAGAATAAACATATATATGCAAGTTCTCAATATATAATAGGCTTAAATGGAGAAGTAATTCAATGTATGCCAGAAAACGAAGTAGCTTATCATGCAGGAAATTTAACAATGAATTATAATTCAATAGGAATAGAAATATGTCATTCAGACTGGACAGGCAAGTTTAATGATGTTACATATAATGCTTTAATAGAATTACTAGTAGATTTATGTAGAAGATATAACCTAACAGCAGATAAAATAATTAGACATTATGACGTTACAGGTAAATTATGTCCTAAATATTACGTAGAGCATAATAATGAATTTTTAGAAATAAGAAATAAAGTAGCAATAGCATTAAATCAAAATATAAGTGTAAAAGAAGAAAGAGGGGAATTTAACATGGCTAAAGTATATAAAAATGGAAGTACAAGAGAAAACGTATTTGCAGACACAGGCTTAACTGTAAAAACAGGTTCATTAGACAAATACGAACAATGTGAATGTTTAGATATTGTTGATGGCAGATATTTAGTAAAATACAAAGTTAACGGAACAAATAAATATAAGACGGGTTTTGTAGCATATAGCGGTGGAGTAAGATAGATTTAATTTTATACACAAAAAACAATTTTTATAAATAAAACTTTAGATTTGTAGCATAATATATATATGATAGAACTATACATTAGAGAAAAAAGATTAGAAAAGAACTTAACACAAAAGCAACTTTCTGAATTAAGCGGTGTATCCGAAAGTTATATTGGAGATTTAGAAAGAAATGAAAAAGAGCCAACTATATCGATACTATGTAAGATAGCGAAAGCTCTTAATGTAAAAGTAGAAGAATTATATAAATATGAAGAATAAAACACCGCGATAGCGGTTCTTTGTCATTTTTTTGTCACTTTTTGATATCCTAAAACGTTTTATTAATGTAAGATATTTTTTAACAAGGAGGAATTGAAAAAGTGAATGAAGAAAAAAATGAAATAGTAGATGAAAGAAAATTCGTTAAAAGATTAAAAGAAAGCAATGTGTTTAGAAATTCAGAAATTGACAAAATACAAAAAGATGATATATTGTATAGGAAAAGTTATTTACTAGGTGTTGTTGATAGTTTTTTATATTATGACAAATAATAACAAATGGAATAAGGAGGACCTAATTCCATTTGTTATTATGCATTATATGTAAGTTCTAAAATTCCTTCATCTCTAGCGATTACAATACTATTAATAAGTAAATGAGATAATTCGTATTTTTTATTCATATTAATCGTATTATCTATTAAAAGTTCATAGACAGATCTTAATTCTTGTTGAAATTTATTTTCTTCTTTTAGTAAATCTTTATTTTTTAATTTATTCAATTGAGTATCTAGTAGACTTTTTTGAATAGATAAATTACTTTTATTTTCTTTATATTCTTCAATAGTATCTATACCATTTATGTAAGCTTCTTTAATACGTTTTTCTTTATCTTGCAACTTAGAAAGTTGTGTTAATAAAATATTTATTTCTGAATTATTTTTTTCTTTAATATTGAATTTAGTATTAAAATTAAGGCTTTTTGAAAAGTCTTGTTTTATTTGTTCTAATATAGTTTTCTCAATTTTATCTATATTAACTAATTGACTTTTTAAGCATTTACCGCCAACATATCCACGACATTGATAATAATTTTTAGTGTTTCTAACTAAAGTAGCTCCACAATATTTACATTTCAACAATCCATTTAACCAATGTAGATTAGATGTTGTTTTAAAATATTTTCTATTAACAGTTTTGCTGACAGCAAGCATTTGTTGAGCTTTTTCAAATATTGTGTTATCAACAATGGGAGTATGTTCTGATTTTGATATAATTGTATCGTTTTTCTTCTGACCTCGTTTCATTTTTCCAGATGGAGTCCATCTGCAATAACCAATATAAACAGGATTACTAAGTATATATTCAATATTTCGATTATCAAAAGAATTTCCTCTATGAGTTTTTATTCCAAGGTTATTGATATATTTTGCAATTTGCAGTTTATTTAATTCTTTAGAAGTAAATTTATCAAAAATCATTTTCACAATTTCTGCTTCATCATCTTTTATTTGAAGTATACCATCTTCTATAAAATATCCAAAAGGAGGAGTAGACTGATATTGACCACGTACAGCTTTTTCTGTCATACCTTTTTTTACTTCATCAGATAAATTAAGAGAGTAGTATTCTGCCATAGCTTCAAGCATAGCCTCTAAAATAACAGAAAATTTATCATCTTCTATGGATTCTGTTATAGATATTACTTTAATATTGCATTCTTTTTTTAGTAAAGATTTATAAACCACACTATCTTCGCGAGAACGTGCGAATCTATCGAATTTATGCACAAGAATAACGTCAAATTTTTTTGGCTGAGATTTAGCTATTTTTATCATTTCTTGAAAAGCAGGTCTTTTATCAGCTTTTCTTCCAGAAATTCCTTCATCTATAAAAATATAATCTTTAATAAGTTCTATATCATTATTTTTAGCATAATTTTTTATTGCCTTTAATTGGGCAGTAGGGCTAAATTCTGTCTGATTATCTGTTGATACCCTAATGTAACATGCTCCTTTTAACATAAATTCCTCCTAAAATAAAAAAATATGGTTAATTTTTAGTAAATAAATCCATATTTTCTTTTATAAAAATCTATAGCATTTTGCATAAATTCGTATGATACTTCAAAATAATCTGCTAGATTATAAATTTGTTTAATACCGATTTTTAATTGCTAATTTTAAATCCTCGTAGGGAATAAGTATACAATAAGCCCATTTTTTAGCTCTATATTCCTGCTTATTAATATAATTTATATCAGCATTAAGAGAATAAGATGCATCATAGTAATAATGACCTAGCTCATGAGCTAAAGTACACTTTTCTTCTATATATGTTCCAAATTGGTCATAATTAAGAGCAATAGCATTTATTTTATCATAATTTAAATAAATTCCATTGCAATCTTCAATTTGCCAATCATATATTTTAATATTTTCTTTTTCAGCTAAATTATATAATTTATTTAATTCCATAAGTACCTCAAAAAATATTTTTTAATAATATTATCTTTTTTGCATATTATAATATAGTCAGATATTTGACAAGTTAAATGTATTTTGCTATAATATATTTAACTTTCCCACTACTAATAGTAGTCGGGCGTCAGAAGACTTTGGAGAACTCTAGCAGTTCTCCTTTTATTTTGTAAAAAATTTAATAATTTTACTATCTAATAAATTTAAGCTGTTATCAGATAGACGCACTTTTCTTAAAACATCATCATCAAATATACGTTGTTTACTAATTGTAGTTATTTGATTAATAAGAGCAATACTTCCTTTTTTCATTTTTTCAATTTCTTTTTTTACTTTTTTTATATACTCAAAATCATATGTAAATTGTTTAACTTTTTCAGAAGGTAAACTCCATATATCTTTATATTCTTTTGATAAAGCATCAGTTCTTTCTGTATAAATTTTGTTAAGTATATCGTAAATTTCATTTCCTAAATCAACAGAAGATAGAGGGTATTTTTTATCTTTTTTAGAAGTTAGTGGAATAATATTTAAAGTTCCATTTTTAGGATTATCAAATTTATCTAATACAACACAATAATGTAAGCCTCCAAGCTCATTTCCTATATTAAAACCTAAGTTAACTTTTACAATATTTCCACGTTTGAAAGTAATCATTTTTGTTGTATCAAAAGTTTTTTCTTCATCATGATAATTAGAAAAGTCATTAATCCAGTAGGCTAATAAATTGCTAGTTTTATATTCTTCTAATTCAATATGTTTAAGAAAAGATAAATCTAATCTATTTAATGATTTATCTTTATGAATAATAGTACTGCTTTTGATTGATTCGTTTTTTTCTTCCATTATTACTCCTTATTATTTTGAAATATAGTCTTGTTCTTCTATAGAAAGATTTTTAATAACTTCATCTAAAGATGTATTTTGTTCTTTTAATAATTCATTTAAATTATTCAAACTATAGTCAAGATATTCTTTTGCTATATTTAAACTTTTTAATTTTCTTAATATTTTTGGATTAGTCATTGTTATTGTCCTTTTTATTATCTTTTAATATAACTTCAAGCAAAGCTTTAATTTGTTCTTTTTGCTTGTCTGTAGGTGGATTATAATTTTTCATATCAAAACCTACTTTTAATAGTTCTTCATTTATATCATTTTCTTGTTTAGGATTTCTAATATCTGAAATTCCTACAAGATAATCAATAGTTACATCAAAATAATTTGCTAATTTTTTCTGAATTTCTGTAGACATATCACGTTTTTCAGTTTCGTAAAATGAGTATGCTGGTATAGATATTCCTAAAAAATTAGCAATATCACTTTGAAGTAAATTTCGTTCTTCCCTTAATAACTTTAACCTATTCATAAAAAGCTCCTTATTAAATTTAATATATTATATAACAATTTGTTAAAAATGTAAATGTTTTTTTCATTTTGTTTATTACAGACACAACACTTTTAACAAAATGAAAAAATATTTTTAAAAAAAGTATTGACAATTTACAAAATGTTAAATATAATTCAAACATGCTAATTAACAAAATGTAAAAAGAAAGGAGAAATAGATGAAACAAGTTACACTAAAAGAATTACGATTGAAAAATAAATTAACACAGAAAGAAGTAGCTAACGAAGTGCAAAAAACAATTACATACATTTCTTTATTAGAAGCAGGAAAACGAAATCCAAGTGATAGATTAAAAGAGAAACTTGCAAAATTATATAATGTAAGTATTAACGAAATTTTTTTAGCAATTAAATTAACAAAATGTAAAATAAAAACGGAATGAAAGTAGAATGTACAGTCAAAGAATTAAACAATTATACAACACTAAAAATAAAAGTAAAGCTGACAAGCTAACACCAATATTATAAAAGAGAGGTGTTTTATGAAAAAAGAAAGAGAATTTAAAGTAATAGTTAAAAATCCACCAAATGAAGAACAAAAAGAAGAATTGATTAAAAAAATAGAGGAATATTTTAGAAATATTAATTCTTAGGTAATTATATGTCATTGTTTTTCATTTAAATTTAGTGTGGACAAGCAGAAAGGAGAGTACAAGTGAATAAATTTCAAATTACATACATTCTAGTATTCTTATTCAGTTTGATAGGAATAGCAGGAAATTTTGAATTGGAAATTGCAACAGCATTACATTGCTGGTTGATTTTAATAACATCTGGAGTTTTAACTGTAGGAAAAATAATATTTTTGGAAAGGAGAAGATATGGACGAAGAAAAGATTTTAAAGTTATTTAGAGGGGCAATGCAGTCTTTTAAAAAAGAAAACGCCTCAAAGTTAGTTAATATTGTGAATGAATTAGAGAAATTAACTTACAATGAGGCGATGCAATTATTAAGTAATGTAGAATTTGTTGTTAAAAATTCAAAAATTAGTTTAAGTTAGGTAAAGTATTTTTTATGCTATGTTTAGCTTGAATGTAATTTTTCAATAAATCGACTACCATCAAATTATAGCCTTGCGTATTATTTTTATACTTATCTAAATGTAATTCGATGTCATATTTAGCAGCGGTTAAAGCTAAATCATGAATATTAGAATCTGTCATTATAATCACCTTCTTTCCTATAAGATAGGTAGATTATACAACAGTAAAAATCTAAAGTAAAGAAAGGAGAAGATATGAAAGTTCTAAGAATTGCAATTAAATGTAAAGCAAAAGAATTAACAGACAAAATAAAAGAACTCACCACAATTTAGCGACGAGGTAAGCTCTTAAATATGAAAAATAATAATTTATAATTATTATTTTTCATTATACCAAAAGAAAAAATAAAAATCAAGAGGAGAGAAAAATGGATAGAAAAGACTGTTTTGCACGATATGAAACATCTAATAATGCAGTTAATTGCAGCGCATTAACTTATAAGAAATGTAATAACTGTAAATTTTATAGAAACGATTTAAGTCGTGCAGATATAGAAAAAGATATAAAGAAATATTCTAGTCACAGGAGTATAAGAAACGATGAGTATTGATTATAGTAAATTTGCTTTTCCAAAACCAGAAAGAAGTTTAAAAAAGAATAGAATACCATTAAAAGGTAAGAAGCACAGACAAACAAGAAGAAAAGAAATTGATAAGAAAACTAAATTAGAAGTTTGGAAAAGAGATAACAAAAAGTGCATATTTTGTGGAAAAAGTGTTCAATGGAATTGTGCAAATGCACATTACATTAAGAGAAGTGCGGGAGGATTAGGGATACCTAAAAACATTTTTACAGCTTGTGAGGAATGTCATGGACTTCAAGACAATGGATTAAACAGCAATGCATTAACAGAATATGCGAAGAATTATTTAAAAAGCATTTATAAAAAAGAATGGCAAGAAGAGGATCTAGTATATAAAAAATATTAACAAAGGAGGAAGAATGAAAGATTTAATAAAAATAGATTTAAATAGAAATCAGGAACCAATAGTGAGTGGAAGAGAATTACATGAAGTTTTAAAAGTAAGTACAAGATATAATGATTGGTTTTCGAGAATGTGCGAATATGGTTTTATAGAAAATCAAGATTATATAGCTATTACTCAGAAAAGAGTAACAGCTCAAGGTAATGAAACAACTTATATGGACCATGCTGTTAAATTAGATATGGCAAAAGAAATAGCTATGATACAAAGAAGCGAACAAGGAAAGAAAATAAGACAATATTTTATACAGGTAGAGAAGGATTTTAATAGTCCTGAAAAGATAATGGCAAGAGCATTAAAAATAGCAAACAATAAATTAGAAATACTACAATTAGAAAATGCACAACAAAATCAATTAATAGGTGAGTTAAAACCTAAGGCAGATTATACAGATAAAATTTTAAAGAGTAAAGGGACAATCAAAATAAGTGTAATTGCAAACGACTATGGGTATTCGGGTACTGAATTTAATAAATTATTACATAGGTTAGGTATTCAATATAGACAAGGAAGAGATTGGTTATTATATAGAGAATACAAATCAAAAGGATATACTCATAACAAAACTTTTGATTTTAAACGTAAAGATGGAACATTAGATAGTAATACAAATATGGAATGGACACAGAAAGGAAGATTGTTTTTATACGAAGAGTTAAAAAACACGACATACTACCAATAATAGAAAGTAATTAATATAAAGGAGATTATAGTATGAATTTAAGTAGAATATATGTATTTGAACATACGAAATTTGGAACAATGGAAATATTGGTTGAAAAAGAAGAAAAAAGAATTTTATTTTCTAATAAATTTCTAAAAGAAAAATTAAAAGTAAAACATAAAATGTTACCAATGATAGGAGATACTTGGATTACTAAAAGTGGAACAGACGAGAAAGAAGATGTTCTTGTAGATTTTCATGAGATATTTGAATATATAAAGTATTCAAATATTGATGAAGAGTTAAGATGGGATTTTGAAGAATGGATAGCAGAAATTGTACAAGATTTATTTAAATTAATATAGAAGAGGTAAAAGTGTGGAAGGCTGGATAAGTATATATAGGCAAATTGTAGATAGTTGGATATGGAAAAATAACGAGCCTTTTGATAAACGTAGTGCTTGGATAGATTTATTGATGATGGTGAATCACAAAAATAAAACAATACCATTTGAAAAAGGATATATTGAAATAGAGCGAGGGCAAATACTAACATCTATAAAGAAATTGTCAGAAAGATGGAAATGGTCAAGGCATAAGGTAAGTGATTTTTTGAACAAACTAGAACAGGACACTATGATAGTGCAGGTTAGGGACACTAAAAAAATTCTTATAAGTATTGTAAATTATGATAAATTTCAACATATTATTATTAAGAAGGACATGTCCCAGGACATATTTAAAGGACAAGTTGAGGACACAAACAATAATGATAATAATATTTATTATATTTTATTGAATAAATATAAAAGCGAAATGCAAGAAAAAAATTTTGGAAATAGAATTGTACTTATGGGAAAAATTAAAAATACTAAAGAATATCAATCTTTATCAGAAGAAGAAAAAAGAGAATTATATACTGAATTGATTAAGAAAGGATAAAAGGTGCATGGATTTAAAAAACGAAACAGAAACAGGAAAGTTTTTAATAGATTTTAAAGACTTTTTTGAAAATATAGATAAAAAATTAAAAGAAACAGATACATTAATTTTAAACAAAGAACTTGAAAGAGATGATTTATTACATGAAATTGAATTAGGAAAATTGAATGCAATTGAACTAAGTGTAATCTCTGGCAGATTAAGAAAAACTTTACAGGAACGTAGAGTTTTTAAAAATCAAAGAGAATACATATACACATTAAAGGGATTTGCAGATAAATTTATATCAAAAGGTATTGTAGGTGATGTTACACAATTAATTATAAATATTGAAAATGTAAATAAAGCAAGAAATGAAAGAAAATACACTCCTAGAATTTTGAAAGATTTAAAAATAGGCAAATGGAAAAATAAAGAGGAGGAAAAATAGATGTGTTTTAAAGAATTAGAAAACAGAGATAAACCTGAAAAATTCACACATTACATAATAGAGCAAAAAGGAAATAATGTAGTAAAAACCAAAAAGAAAAAAGATTATGATTATTACATATGCGATAGATGTAAAGAAAAAATAATAATGACGAAGAAATATGATGAACGAAAAGGTGGATTGTTATCTATTCCAATAAGTGATTCAAAGTCTTTAGAATTAGCATTATGTAATAGTTGTTTAAAACCAACACTTAAAGAAATAAACAAACAATATAAAAGTAATTTTTAAGGTAAGAAAAAGGATTTTTAAAGAAAGACTTAAATGTAAGAGAAATAAAAATAATTGAAAAGGAGAGAAAATAAATGTCAAATAAAAGAGTAGATTATATAGAATTATTAACAATGATTAAAGAAGGTAAGATAGTAGAAGGAACAACAATAGAAAGATATGAAGGACGAGGTTTTATGCGGAACTTATATTTTATCTAACAAAGAATTTATATTGAAAGAAGGAGACAGTACATTAGAAGAACTTAATAAGCGTGAAAAATTATTTAATTCAACATTTAAAATAATATCAGAAGAAACAAATATAGACAACTTAGAAGAACTACCAATTTATGAGAATATAGAAAACTACAACAATATGTCTACAAGAGCAAATAGACTAGCGATAAATGATTTAATTAAAGCTGTAAAACAAATAAATAGAAAGTTGGAGGAGAAATAAAATGAAAAAATTAATTTTAAATATAGCTTTATTAGCAATTATATTATTAATTATAGTTGTTTTGATGTTCAGTGAATATCTTAATAATCAAGAAAGAGAAATAACTGTAACAGATAAGTACATAAAAAGAAGTGGAGAAGCAGATATTTATTTAATAGTAGATGAAAACAAAAACACATACAAAATAACAGACTTATTTTTTAAGTTTAAATTTAATTCAACAGATTTATATAACGAGTTAGAAAAAGGCAATACTTACAAAGTAAAAACAAGTGGATTTAGAATAAAAATTTTATCACAGTATCCAAATATAAATGAAATAGAGAAAGTTGAGAACTAGTCTATGAAAATAAAAGTAAGAGTATTTTTTAAAGAAGTAGAAACAGAGATAGAATTACCTGATAATTTGGATAAAGAAGATATAGAACAAGAATTAAATGAACAGATATGTATGAGAGAAGAAGAGATATTAGAGAAAACAGAAATAGATTATTTTGAGGAGGTATAAAATGCCAATAGAACAGATAATAAAAAAAGTAGTAGCAAAGAAAATCGATGAAGAAATTCAAAGTAAAATAGATATAGAAACAGAAAAATTCCATAGAGAATTAACAGACAGAAAAGACAAATACATAGCAGAAATTATGAATGGTATACGAATACTACACGAACAAAATCAATGTGAATATGGAACGAATTATAAAATTATATTTGAAAATATATATAGATTGGAGAAATAGAGATGAGTAATAAAAAAGTAAAAGAAATTAATAAAGTATATAACAGAAAAATTGAAAGAAACAAATTAAAAAGAAAATATAAGACAAATAGAATATCTAATATTTGGTATAAATTACAAGGTAAAGATCATTATACGAAAATAGATAAAAAATTGGAGGATTAATAATGAAAAAAATAAAACTAATAACATTAATAATAGTAATAATAGCAATGATGTTTATACTAACAGGGTGTACAAATAGTATAGCTAAGTATAAAGACATAGAAATGTATGAAAATGAAAATTTTATGGTAATTATAAATAATTGCAATTTAGAAAATTTATTTAAGGTTTATACACCAGTTAGAATAATTGTAGATAAAAATACGAGAATAATGTACTTAGATGGTAGACCAATGATAGATGCAGAAGGCAAGCCACTATTATATGAAGGAGAGTAGATATGGAAGATGATTACGAGAAACAGAAAGAATTATCAGAAGCAGATAAGATGTTTTTAGCTTTAGGATATAAAAAGAAAGATTTAGATATTGTATTTTCAAGATTTTGGGAAGAATGGGAAAACGAAAATTTAGCGAAGACATTTTCTTTTAATACACAATATGAAACTATAAATATCACAGATGAAAATGAATCTGGAATTACAATGCAAGAACTACAAGCAATAAATAAGAAAGTAGAGGAAATGAAATGGGAGAAGAAACAATAAAACTAGATTATGAAAGAGAATATCATAGATTACTTGCTCAAATAGCCAAAACAGATGAAGAACAC